CCAGCTCAGGCGGCACAATCAAATAGGCAGGTGTCAGGTTTAGATAGGTTTTAGTTTCGTTAGCTTGAGCTGGGGCTGTTTGCTTTTTCAGTTTGACTTTGCCGGCATCAAGCCCGGCAATACCAATAGCGCCAGTACCAGTGTTGCTATGATCGGCATGAAACAACGCCCTACCGTCAAGGCTGACGGTGGCGCCCAAGCTGCCCTCAGTAAGCAGTGCCCAGGTCAAATTAGATTCAAGCAACGAACAGCCCGCACCCAGCTTCGGGGCGATGCGGCTCAAAGCAGATAAATCATCATTGATAAGCATTCGCCGGCTAATGCATACGCTTTTGCCGTATTCGCTGAGCTGATAGGTAGTCTTGCCATCGGTAAAAGTGCCTGATTTGTATTCACCATTCTCTAGTATTTTTTCGGGTACAATAGTGGCATTCAACTGCACGCCAAAATTAGGCTTAAAGTCTTTGTTGTCTGACTGATTGGCCAATACTCGCCAGGTTTGCACCTCTTCGTCATATCCTCTTAACAGTGTTTTATTAGCACTATCCATAAGAACATTCTGAAGATCAGAAGTCGTATGAAATGCTCGGTCGATTAGCTCGTTAACGCCCATCATCCGCACGTCAACACGGCTAAAACCACGCATGGTTTCAAGGTATTCCTTGGCCATATCAATAACGCTTAGCCGGGCGTATTGGCGACCTAAGTCGGTCGGGGTCTTCACCGCCTTGCATCGAGCGTCAATACCTTCCTGCAGGCCGCGTAGGAAAGTGTCGCCCGCGTCGCGGGTTACCTCAATCCTGGCGGGATGCCCGGCGCCGGCGGGGGCCTTCGCCTCAATCGCAAGGCGAGCAGCTCGCACCACCTCCGTCATAATGCCAGGCAGGTCTTTCCCCGCAGTGGATCGAATCAGTTCTTGCACGGCAGCTTCGGGGAGATCCGCAGCGCCAGCGGCCCGGCGAATGTGCAGCTCTCGGGCAACCTCGTCAGGGGCAGGATCGAAACCTTGAACAGCAGCAGGAGCGGTGACAACAGCCGGTTGTGTCGCGGCGGTATCAATTGGAGCAGTGGCCGCCGGGTCGCCCCCGGCCTTTTCAGTTGCAGTAGACATCGGGGGGTCCGCAAGGGTTGATTCTGTTATTGCATCCACCGAGCGCATGACGCTCGCCGGATCCTGACCGGCAATCACCAGCGAAACAGCAACCGGCTCCCAATCGATTGCTCGATCAAGTGGTTGATCTGCGCTGGCACGCTGCCATCTGTAGATCCGCGCATCAACAGAAAAACGCGCAGATCCATTCCTGAGGCGGGGAATGGCAACCGCCATGGCCTCATCGGGGCCATCTACCTGCACCGTGCCGACTAGGGCATTGCTACCATCCTCGGCGCGGCCCAGGTCCATCGCCGTGATCGCTCCCCAGCACGAGGCAGAAGTGCGCTGGTGGTCGATGTCCATCGGCAGCGGACGCCCTGGCCAACGAATGGCCGAACGTTCATGCACCAGCTGAACACCGTCGCCCACATCGGCGTCAGTTGAAATGACCACTGTGGCGGTCCGGTTCTGTTCATCCCAAGAAGATGGGGCGACAAGGGCCATTCGCTGGCAGGTTTGACTTTCTGTTGCCAGTGTCACCGCTGCTGTGGTCATGGGTTCGGGCATCATTCTATACTATCAAATCCGAAGTTTCGCTCGCTGGCGGTGTAGTCGGCTGGGGAGTGCTGGAAACCTGCAGGCCGCCGCTGTCGTTTGTCTGGCTGGCGTCCACCGTCAGCACCAACCCATGGACTTCTCTGGCGTCTTTGAGGTCCTTAGCAAGCTCGGCAAGCACCTGCTGAGGGACATAGCCCAACGACCGCTGAACCTCGGACAGGCTCAGGATGCCGGCCCTGATCGCAATGACCAGCGCCTTGGTCTCCTCAGGCGGGTTGATCATCTCCCGCCTCGGAGGCGTCCAGACCATCCGACCGTTTACCCGGTTGGCCATGCCGGCCATTTGCACGGCAGCAGCAAGCCGCCTAGAAACTGGCTCCAGGAACTGCGGAATCATGATGTTCCAGCGCCAGTGTCCGATGTTTCGGTGGAACTCAATCCACCCCATCCGGCCGCTTGAGAAATTGACATCAGACAGAATCCCAGTCAAGGATTCAAACGTGATGCCGTAACCAGCTGCTACTGAATGCAGATGGTGCCGTTGCAGCTCTATGAAATTACCAGCCTCTGGGGGCTTGCTAAATTCGATTGATTTTCCTGGGGGCAATACTTCAATTGCGCCAGGCTCTATTTTTTCAAAAAGGGTTGCAATTGCACTATCTGGATTCCTGGGATCAACGGAAGGAGCGACAACATTGTCAGGGTCTGAATCTGTAATAAATGCAGTAAAACAACAGGCCAGCTTGTCCAGCAACATACGCGCCTGGGCATGATCACCAATATCCCGCAACGTGAGCAGCGACGAGGCGCCCCATGGAACACCAGTGGCCTGGCCAGGGCGCCGCACATCGTAGACGTGGCAAATCTCAGAAGCTGGGATTTCATCAGACCCTAGCTGCGATTGCCTCCAGTCGCTTTCGCCTGGATGATTCTTTCTGATAAAATAGCTTTCTAACTTGCCATCATCATTGTATTTCTTGCCAAAAATAATACTAGAGCCGTTATCCTTTGACATATCCAACCAGTCTGGCTCTAGTACCTGCAAGGTGAGTGGGGGAAGACCTTGCTTAATTAGGCGTTCATCAATGCGAAAACGAATCAGGCAACTGCCACGAACTGCAACCGTGCGACCAACTAAAGATTGCAGTCCGTAAAAGTTTAATTTTTCATAAAAATCACAAAGCGGTGATTCTGCCCAATCTTTGTAAATTTGCGAATATCTTTTATTTTTATTAACTGGTTCTCCTATAATACCTTCTCCGATCCAGTTAGTTACAATTACCTTAATAGCCTTGTCTGCCCACGCATCGGAGTCTACTTGATCCTGATGCCTTGATACAATCCGCTGCAATACTTGGCGAAGATCAGAATTGGGGCCTCGGCTTTGCTCATACCACCCATCGGTTCGACGCGACTGCTTACCTGCTTCCCACGCTCTGAGATTGGCTTTATACAGCTCAGACTGTGCAACTTTTAATTGATTCTCCAACTGCGCTTTTGTGCGTTTTCCCATACTTAGGCTCTTTGGAAAGTCTGGTAAATCCGACGTACCGGCCTAGTCTGGCTGTTGGCTTCCACCTCGGCAGCCATAATCCTTTCCTGTTGCTGCATCTCGGCAAGCGAGCGAAACGTCATCTCTCGGCCGTCGCTAAACCGGGTCTTCAAAACCCCGCTAGCCATTGAGGCTCGCAGTTCCGCTAGTTGCTCTGCTGTGTAGCTCATGTCGCCATTATACCTGCTACCAGAAGCTGCTGGTCTTGCGTCGGATCGGTGCCGGCGCTGCCCCTCCCCCTCCCGTCCCCGGCGCATGGGTGCCCAGGCTGCGGGCGAGTTGGGCCCACATGGTGCCTGCTGCGTAGTTGCGTTTCGCCAGCTCCAACATCGCCAGGATGTAAACCTCCAAATCCAGCGGCTCGTTTCGGGCCCTTTGCTCATTCCGCCATTCAGACTGCTCAAAACCTCTGTTATTAATTGTGGTTACAAGTTTCTCGCAAGTTAAACCCTTAAAGTATTCATCTTTTGCATTTTGCCCAAAGTGCATAAATCCCGGCCCTGGTTGCTCAATGTTTAACCTTCCGTAGATAGTTCGCTTTAATGTGTGCGTGTTTATCATATAAAGAGTAACCCCTTTTTTTATTTTGCGACCGCGTAAATTTACGTCTTGTTTTGTGCCATCGCCAAGGGTTTTTGCTTTCTTGTCGCTGCCGCCTTTGACTGCTACCACTCCCTCGTTGACCCTTTGGCGGCAGTAGTCATAGGCCTCATGCGTAAAGTGTCCCCCAGTGTCAACCGCTGTTTTGTAAACGGTCATGGTCCCGCCGCTTGCATGATTAAAAACAGTCTTTCGAATAACGTCGATCTGCTTCCATACTTTATCTTCTGCTGGATTTCCATATACCTTTTCATGCCATATCAGCCAGCTTTCTTCGCCCACTCCAAAGCCCTTGACCTTGATCTCTAACCAGGTGTCTTGTACGTCAACCGCCGCCAGCAACAGCAACACCCCATCTGGACAGAACCCGCTCGGATACGGGTTTGCTGCGGCGCGCTGCATCAGGCCATCGGGAGAAACCTTGGCTGTTGCCGGATCCTCCCAGGCCTCGGCTGCCCGCTTGTTGACCCAGCCTTTTAGGAGCATGGTGTCATTTTTGGCACGCAAAAATTCATCTCGGATCTTCTCCCAGCTCAGCCACCCATAGGGGGCATACCAGCCAGGCAGATGAAACCCTGCCGTCTCGCCATCGCCCTTGGCAGTAGCTCCCCACACCCCCCCGGCCAGCATCGCCACCTTGTGGTGCTGCGCCAAGCGCTCACCGCACGCCGAGCACTTGCACCAAACCTCCCCATCCTTTTTGTCCCAAACCATGTGCTCCCAGCGGATCACCTCGTTGGCCCCGCAGCAGGGCATGAACGCAGCAAAGCGTCGGCGGTCGCTGCGATTTTCGAACTCCCAGGTGATCCGGCACGCGCCGCGGGTGCCGGGGGTGCTGGTGATCAAGGTCTTCCTATCAGGAAAGTTGGTCTGCCGCGCCTCAGCGTTTTCGATTGGATCGCCCTTGTCGTCAATCTCCAGGGGCAAGCTTGACGCCTCATCAACCCATAAGTTCTGGGCCGGCATCCCCTGGGCGGCGCTGCCGCTGTTGCCGCCAATGATCGACAGCAGCATGTCCCCTTGAAACTCTTTCAGGAACATGGCGTTGGCCGCGTCCCTGGACCTGCTGCTAATGGTCTTCGCTGCTACGGCAGGGGTGTCCTTAAACAGCGGATCAAGCCGCTGCCTTACCTGCCGCTTGGCGAAGCTCTCGGTCGGGAACAGGATCAGGAAAGGCGCCGGGTCCATCGCAATGGTTCGCCCCAGCCAGTTCAGGCCGCATTCGGTTTTGGCCCCTGACTGGCTGCCGAAGATCAGGATCACGCGCCTGATCTTCTTCTCCCGTGGGCTCAACAGGTCCATGGGCTCTCGCAGGAAGGGAACCCGATCGGTTCGCCACTGCCCAGGCTCTGAGCTGCTGCGTCTGGTCAGCTGCCGCTCGGCGTCGGCCCACTCGCTGACACTGAGATGCAACGGCGGCTGAATGGCCTCGATGAACGCATCTTCGTAAATCTGGCCCCCGTCAGGCATGTTGCTTGAGCCCCTTGAGGGCGTTCTCGATCTCATCCTCGAGCAGGGCCCGCACATCCTCGGGTTCGCTCATCGCGGCCAACCGCGCAGCGTTGCGGGTTGGGATGATCAGTAACAGGTCCCGCACCTGGCGAGCGAGCTTGGCGGCCCTGATGCGGACATCCACTTCGGTAACCACCTCGTTTCGATCTCTCAAGGCTCCGACCCTTGCCCGCTCTGCGTCGTAGTGCAGCTTGCGTTTCATGCTGACATCGGCCGCCTGGATCTCGTCCTCTGGCAGGCCCAGGATCAAGCTCTTTAGTTCGCTGTCACTGGGCAATCGATTGGGCCCAGTTGGAGGCGCAACAGAGGCGCCAAGTTCGGGGGAGCTTTTTTTGTGGCTATTGCGAACCTTGACGGCATCCCAAAGGCGGTCGGCAATCTCAGAATCAATCAGAAACGAACCATCTTCCTGCGTGACCACCGCCGGCTTGATTCTGATTTGCCTGGCCTCCTTCACCGTTGGAGCGCTACAGCCCCTGTGCCTGGCGTACTGCGCTTGCGTCATCAATGGCATGTTTTCAGGGCAACCCTTAGCCTTAGCTTTATCCTAACGACTAGCCTAAGCCTTACAGGTGCTTGAGGCGGGGTTGGGGTTGGTGTGCCTTGCCGGGTGATCGAGTAAGGCTAATTTTTGGCCACTCGCTAGAAAAAGATCGCGCGCGAGTCTACCCACGGCTAAGACCCTTGTCGGAGGACCCAAGCCATGGGGGGGTGCCTCACCTCGCCGTCTTCAGCGCCTCGGTCACATATCGCTGCAGTGCGGGCCCCCAAGTCCTGCTCACGCTGTCTTGGGTGACTTGACGGATCGGCCAGCGCTTGGGGATGTTGGGCAGCTGGTTGAAGAGCAGGAGCGACTCGACCCGATACCTGCGCATCCTGCCTGATCCGATGCGACGGTAGACGCCAGGCCGGAGCTTGCCGCGCCGCTTGCCGAGCATGAAGGTGTCAGGCCCACCCTTGAGAGCCTTGACCGCCGCGGCCTTGCTCATGTTGCCGGATGCATTGAGCCTTGCCCCGCGCCCAGGGCGCCATGCTGGGGCAGCCGTAAGGCGCCGCTCTGATGGCCTTTGGGGCCTAACGCCACCCTGGATGGATGGCAGCAGGTAACGCTCTTGAATCTGTTGTGGCGCAAGTTCGGCGGTCAGGTTGCGCTTGTTGCTGAACCTGCTGACTCGGTATGCACGCTGGGTGAATTGAGTAGGCCTGTCGAAGTATTTGTTGGTTGACTGGTTGAGATCCGTGGCCGCGCCTTTGGCGACCTCATTAAGTCCCCTAGATGCTGCGAAAGGCATCTGGTTCTGAATCCCTGCCAGCCATGCCTGAGCCTTGCTTAGGCCGCTGCTGTCAATGTCTAGGCGGATGTTGGGCATTTATACCTCAATCTCTACATTCTGCACAATGATCTCGCATCCCTGTAGCTCCCCCTCCATGCAATATGACTTGATTGCAACAACCCGGCACACTTGAGAATCGTCTTTGAATAAAACCCCGGTGAGTGCGTCAAGGGTTGACCGCTGGATTTTGTCAATATCTGGTTTAGTGATGACGTGCCTGGGAGCGTTTGGCTTGAGCAGGCCTTTGGCGTTGAAATGGCCCTTGGGTCTTGCAAACCGAAAGGCCAGCTCAAGAAACACCGGGCCAAGGGCCATGGGAGCGCCGGCTTTTAACGCCTCCTGCCTGACCGCTTCGCGCCATGGCCTGAGGTTGGTGCTTTGCTCCACCACAATGCCGCGGCCAACATGCTTCTTGGACCCCTGAGGTGCGGGCCTGATGCCTTCGACGTTGAAGTGGATCGGATCTGCCATGCCCCAACCTTATCTCAACCCAGCGGGTAAAAGGATGGGCATTCCCGAGCAAAATGCAAGGAGTCGTTGCATTCTGGAATATCAACAGTGCAATAACCTAAGCGTTTTATCAGTTTTTCAGAGTCAATTCTATCAATTCTGCAAGGTGTTGGTTCAAAGAGCTTACACATTTTGCAGGTTCGCCTATGTGCATAGTTTGGCGGGATGCTTGCCAGTCGTGGCAG